AGTGCTGGATTTGCAGAGCAATTTAGTAAGTAATGGCAGGCGTCGTAAAAGTTGACGGAATAGACGTTGTAAATATCTGCCCCAATGGGACGGCTGGAGAGGTTATAGATATTGACGGCCTTCTTATACAACTTCCAGAGCAACCTGCTCAAAGCAAGATACTTTTTCACGACAAGCCAGTAGAAGAACAATTCTGGTCCCGACAGACACCACCAGACGCCATCGAAAAGACAAAGACGATGGACTCCTGGATGGAGCAGCCAAAGGAAATACAAACGCGATTCCTCCCCTACATTAAGGAAGAGTTCCGTCGACGCATTGAAGGACTGTGGTTTTACAATAATGGTGTTCCAACATACATTACTGGTAACCACTATATGATGCTCCAGTGGAGCAAGATTGATGGCTCATTCTACGGCCAGTATCTGCAGTTTCAACGTAAACTATTCATACACGCTGAGGCGTGTAAGGTGGATACGCGTTGCGTTGGGCAGTTGTTTGTAAAGTGTCGACGCTCAGGGTACACCAATATGGCGTCGTCTATGATTCTAAGCGAGGGCACAAAAGCAAAAGACAAGTTGCTTGGCATTATGTCCAAGACCGGTGCCGACGCTCAGGAGAACGTATTTATGAAGAAAATTGTACGTATGTACAAGTCGTACCCGTTCTTCTTTAAACCAATTCAAGATGGAACAACGAACCCACGTATGGAGTTGGCCTTTCGTGAACCATCGAAGAGAATCACTAAAACAAATAAAGCCGCCCAGCAAGGAGAGGCCCTCAACACGGTCATCAACTGGAAAAACACCGTAAACAACGCATATGACGGCGAGCGCCTATATATGCTGTTCCTCGACGAGGCAGGCAAATGGGAGAGGCCAACGGACATCCGAGAAGCCTGGCGCATCAACAGAACCTGTTTGATTGTTGGTAGCAAGATTGTTGGAACCGCTATGGTCGGTTCAACCGTAAACCCTATGGACAAGGGTGGTCAGCAGTTTAAAGAGTTATGGAGGGACAGCGACCCAAGAGAGAGAAACGCCAATGGGAGAACTCGCTCTATGCTGTACCGTATGTTCGTTCCGGCATATGACGCCCTAGAGGGTTTCTTTGACAAATACGGGAATCCAATTGTGGAGACACCGGAAGAGCCTATGCTCAATAGCGACGGCGACTATGTAACAATAGGTGCACGTCAATACCTTGACAATGAGCGCAGTGCACTGAAAAATGATAAAAACGAACTGAACGAAGTTATACGTCAGTTTCCTTTCTCGTTTGACGAGGCGTTCCGCGACTCGGTCGAGGGAAGCCTGTTCGACCTTGGTAAGATTTACGAGCAGGTAAACTATAACGATATGATGTACCCCAGCCCTGTCATCCGCGGGAACTTCCACTGGGCCGGAGGAGTTCAAGACTCTGAGGTCATTTGGGAGCCTTCCCCGGAGGGGCGGTGGTACGTATCGTGGATGCAGCCGAAAGACAAACGAAACCAAAAGGTTAAAGGTCGCCTCAGCGGATGGGGTCCAGCAAACGCCAATATGGGTGTCGGCGGGTGTGACTCCTACGACCTTGACGCCACTGTCGACGGACGAGGCTCAAAAGGAGCCTGTCACTTTTATAACAAGTTCAATATGAACGATGTATCCAATATGTTTGTAGCGGAATACGCCGAGCGCCCACCTCTGGCATCTATATTCTACGAGGACGTATTGATGGCTGCAGTGTTCTACGGATACCCAGTTCTTATAGAGAACAACAAATACGGGATTGCGCGCTACTTTGAGCAGCGCGGATACTCTGATTATCTTCTTGACCGACCCAAACACCTCGGAGGTGGAGGAGCCTCAAAAACAAAGGGCATACCATCAAACTCTCAAGAAGTTATTCAAGCACACGCCCAGGCCATTGAAGCATATATTCATAAGCACGTTGGAGAGCGAGAAGATGGAACATATGGAAATATGTATTTAAATAGGACTCTCGAAGATTGGATTGGCTTCAAGGTGAATAACCGAACCAAGTATGACTTGTCCATCTCTAGCGGACTGTGCCTTCTTGCCGCGCAGGTAAAAACAGAGGCCCCAAAGATGGCTGATTTTGATGGAAAAGAATTTTTCAGGCGCCATAAATACTGGACTAGGGATTCTTTATGATTAAAGATATAATTGTGTATCTTTGCAGTTGAGTTCTTCCGCGAAACGCTTTAGAAACACATTATGTCAAAAGAAAAGAATTTAGGGGCATTCCCCGACCCTTCAGCAAACTCCATCATAAAGATGGGTTCTGATTACGGGAAGCAGTACGCTAAAGCGATTCTGTCACAGTGGGGCGGCCTTGAGAATAATCAGGGCCTTTTTCAAAAGCGCCAGCGTGAGTTTGAGCGCAACCGCGACTATGCCCAAGGAACTCAAGATACTCGAATCTATAAGCAGATTCTAAGCAGCCTTGACCCATCTGGAAATGATGGCACTTTGTTGAACATTGACTGGTCACCAGTTCCCATTGTTCCAAAGTTTGTTAAGATTGTAGTAAACAAGATTCTTTCTCGCAAACCATATCCAAACGTAGAGGCTGTTGACTCAGTTTCGCGCACGGAGAAGGAGATGCGCAAGGCAAAGGTGAAGGCCGTCATCGAGAATAAAGACTTCCTTAAGGAGATGCGCGCAATGGGCGTTTCGCTTAGTGAAGATATTGATGCTATGCCAGACACAACCGAGGAGGCTGAAATCTTCTTGGACACCAACATCAAGATTGCTGCTGAAATCGCAGCCCAAATCGCCACCAATCTCACGCTAGAGTGGAACTCATTTAACGAATCTACGTTCCGCCGTGCCGTTGAGGATTTGGTAGTTTGTGGAGTCGCGGCCATCAAGCGCGAAAACGACCCAAATCACGGGATTGTTGAGCGCTATGTTGACCCATCAACCCTGGTTCACTCGTACTCAGAGGACCCCAATATGCGCGATTTGGTATACGCAGCGGAAGTTCGCCAGATGTCTATTTTAGACCTCAAGCGTGTCGCTAAGGATATCACAGAAGATGACTGGACCAAGATTGCCCGCACGTATCAGGGTAAGTTCGGAAACGACGCAAACAAACTAAACGCTATGTGGTACGACCCAACTACGGGTAAAAACGCATACGGATATGACGAGTTCCGCATCACGGTGCTAGATTTTGAATTTATTGGCCTTGACCAGCAGATTTACGAGGAGAAAACATCTCAGTACGGGAATGTCGGCTTTTATTACAAGGGCGAAGAGTACAAGATGCCTACGCAGTCTGTTTTTGACCGCAAGCCTTTCTATATGGACGTTATGTGCACCTATGGTGGCCTATACGTTCCCGGTACAGATATGCTGTTTAAGTACGGCAAAAAGCACAACCAGCCACGCAACATTCACGACCTTTCTCGTACAACGTTGTCTTACTCAATTGTTGCTACGAACTTCCGCCGTATGATGCCTAAATCTATGGTGTCTAGCATCGTTGGATTTGCTGACCAACTTCAGATTACGCACCTCAAGATTCAGCAGGCAATCGCTAAGGCGAAGCCTGATGGAATTATGATTGACATTGAGGGTCTTTCAAACGTATCCCTTGGAAAGGGTGGAGAATTGTCTCCTCTAGACCTTCAGGATATCTACGAGCAAACTGGTATTATGTACTACCGCTCGAAGAACCCAGAGGGCGGATTCCAGAATCCTCCTATCCGAGAGATTAATAATACTATAAGAAACATCAACGAACTGATTGCGCTGTATAACCACTACCTTCGTATGATTCGCGACGCAACGGGAATCAATGAGGTAATGGACGGCTCAACTCCAAAGGGAGAGCAGTTGGTTGGTGTTCGCGAGCAGGCAATGGCCGCCGCAAACAATGCTATCTACGACATTACGCACTCTTCGCTTGTATTGTTCAAGCGCGTGTGTGAAGACATCATCAAGTGTGTGCAGATTCTTCCAAAAGAATCTGTGCTATACAGGACGTACGAAAAGGCTATCGGTAAGGAGTCTATGCGAACCATTAAAGAGTTCGAGAAACTTCCGATGTACAACTTCGGCGTTGTAGTAAACACTGAGATGGACGATACTGACCGATTGTACTTGGAGCAGAACATCCAAGCATCAATGGCTCAGGGAGAGATTGATTTGGAGGACGCTATTGCTATTCGCAGACTTCGGGATATTGACCAAGCCGAGCGACTTCTCGTCGTACGCCGTGCAAAACGCATCAAACGCCGTCAGCAGGAAGCCCAGCAAAATATCCAAGCGCAAATGGAGGCACAAAACGCAGCATCTGCCGCAAAAGCACAAGCCGACGCCCAGATTGAACAGGTCAAGGCTCAGGCTCGACTTCAGGTCGAGTCTGAACTTGTCCGACTTGAAATGCAAAAGATTCAGTTGGAATACCAACTCAAGAGCCAACTTGAGCAAATTAAAGGTATGAATACCAAGGAGGCAGCAAAGATTTCAGCGTCTATGAAGAAAGAACTTCACGAGATGCAGGAGGAGCGAAAGGACACTCGCGTGTCAATTCAGGCCGCAGAGCAGAGCAAATTAATATCTCAGCGCAAAGGTGAGCGTGGCGAATTGGAGTCTCCAGAAGATAACCAATTAGACAATTTGTTCCGATAAAATTAATACCTTTGCACTATGGCCGCACCAGTTAGTACTATCAATCTAGACACAGCAAAGCGTGTTGATATCACCTGTCGAAAGGGTGACACGTTTACCATATCACTGACGTTTACAGATGATAATGGCGACGATATGCCTGTTGATACGCACTTCTTTAAGATGGCCGTAAAAGAGACTGATACGTCTGTTGATGATGTTATTTCATTTGACGAATTCTCATACGAAATTGACCCAGGCAATGTTGTTACCGTAACAGCGCAATATGACGTTATGGAAACAAAAGAGGCTGGCGTTTATGTATACGACCTTCAAAGTAAAAACGGCCTTGTTGTAAAGACCTGGATTTACGGAATCTTCAAAATAAACGAGGACATTTCACAAGTATGAGCAATATAAGTATACAAACCGGAGAACAAGTAAACATTGGCGTACAGAATCGTACAGCCAGTGGAATCTCTGCTGTTGCTCAACCTAAGACCTCAATCTCTATTGCGGGAATTCAGGGCGGAAAAGGTGACTCGCACTTTACTTTTAGTCAAGACACCCCAGAATCAATCTGGGAAGTGCAACACAATCTTGGTAAAAAACCTTCGGTAACAGTTGTTGACTCCGGTGAGTCAGTGGTTGTTGGCGAAATAGAATACATTAATCTCAACTCTGTACGTTTAACATTTGCTGGAGCCTTTAGCGGTAAAGCATACTTTAACTAATAACGATGGCTATTACTTATCTATCACCCATCAACCTTGGCAAACTGGAAATCCAGAATGCACGGGTACACAACCTGGCTAGCGCTCCATCATCTCCTGTTGCTGGTCAAATCTACTATAACACCAGCGACAATACGTTATACTTCTACAACGGAACAGCCTGGGTAGATACCAAGGGAGATGTACAAGAAGTAGTCGCTGGCGACGGTCTTACAGGAGGCGGTGGCAGTGGTTCGGTAACGCTTAACGTAGGTGCTGGGACAGGTATTACCGTTGCTGCCGATGCGGTTGCCCTTGATACACTTCACACTAGAAACGTAGCGCACGATACCATCACCCTCACAGCGGGTGCTGGTTTGACTGGTGGCGGTGACATTACCACTTCTCGTACGTTTGCTGTCGGCGCAGGCACTGGTATTACTGTAAATACTGACAGCATTGAGTTGACCAACTCTGGCAACTTGACGCAGTACAAGTTGTTGATGTGGGGTGCTAACCAACTCGAGCAACCAAACATCACACGCACTGTAGACGTAAGCAGTAACGAGACAATCACATTTGGTGGTGCTGAGGTTGTTATTGCTGGTAACCTTACTGTAAATGGTACTACCACTAGCGTAAACTCTAATGAGGTAAACATTGGTGATTCTATCATCAAGTTGAATTCCGACGAGACGGGGGCAGCAACTCAAGACGCTGGCTTCGAAGTAGAGCGCGGAACAGACGCAAACGTATCCTTTATCTGGAATGAGACCAATGACTACTTCTCTACAGTCGACCAGAAACTTCACGTAGGAACGGTAGATACGATGACCCCAGCCGGTGATGACTTCTTCTATATGTATGAGAATGCAACGGGAGAGACCGGAATCATTAAGAAGGCAAGCGTTAACGCCGTTGCTGACCTTATGGGAGCACCAAAGTGGTTTACCCTTGACTCAACTCAAGACTCTGTTAGTAAGACTGGTAACGTATACACCGTTACTCACGATTACAACACTCAGCGCATTATGATGGAGGTTGTTGACTCAACCACGTTCGAAACGGTTATGGTAGATATGGCTCGCCCAACTACAAGCACCGTAACTGTGTCTTTTGCGAACATCGTATCAGAGGGAGATTATATCGTGATTCTTTCTGCCGCTAAGTTAAACGGAGATAGCCTCGTTTACGAGGGATTGACTCAATCGCCTTGATATAACTAAAACCAACACCAAGGGGGGCTGGCTTGTCGCTAGACCCCCTTTTTTTTTAGTATCTTTGTCAATCAGTATACTATAGAAGATATGTCTCAAAAGTTTTTAAGCGACGTTGTATTAACTACGATTTCATCTGGAATCTTAAAAGTTGATTCAGACGGAAAAATAGTTAAGGCAGTTGAGGGGACAGACTATGTGAGTAGCGTATCTGCTGGCAACCTAGATTCTCTCACGGATGTAGTTATTACAAGTCCATCCGCTGACCAAATTCTTGTTTACGGACAGCCGGTCGGAGGAACCCCAGGTGTTAACATTTGGTACAACAAGACACCAAACTACCTTACTCCGGCGTCATCTATTAACGCACTTGGTGATGTATCTATTAATTCTGTCGCTGTTGGGAATCTGCTTAGTTGGAACGGCTCTAATTGGGTCAACTGGGCACCTAACTTTCTAACATCTTACACAGAGACCGACCCTATCTATACCGCATCTTCTTGGTATACTACTACAAACAACGCTAGCAATTGGGATACGGCTTATGGTTGGGGCAACCACGATGGGCTGTATGCTAATGCGGTTCACACGCATAGTGTCT